CATTAACTCTTACCTCCAATTCCTCACTAGTTGCACCACAATGTTCACATGTTTTCTCTACATATGCTTTATTGTAGTTTAATTGAAAGATTCTAAAGCAATCTTCTTTATTTTCGTAGTTAGTACATTCTCTATTTTCAACATCATCCCATACATCATAATCTCTACCATCTCCACTAACCTCTTTAACTATACTTATATGATTACCATTTTGAAAACGTATCTTACAGTGAGAAACACCTTTTCTTCCATGGTCTGGAAAAAATGGAAAGTCATCAGGTGATTTAATATCTCTCATTTGTATTACTTTTTCATATTTATATCTATCTTCTTCTAAATATTTACCACTTGAATAAGAGGTTAGCCCATCATTGAATGCTACCTCATCATTCTTTAATTCCATTAATTCTTTATCCATCGTCAACTCCTTTCTTAATTATTTATTATTACCAGATAAAGCTGTAATGCCCATCATTACTCTAGTTATATCTTCAGGCTTCATCTGTATTCTTACTTCATGTTTATTACGACTAGATAATGATAAATAAGTCTTACCATTAGCTGTTTCATCACCTTGAATTATATCATATTTATCAAGATTATATAGTTTGTGATGTATGTTTACCCACATAGTTTATCTCCTTATTTAATGTCTAGTTTTCACTGCTATGGAGCGCTACTCACTAGACTGTATTCCATCATTTTGCCTTTTAGTGAACTACCATATAAATAGCTCTTTTTACATCCTTTAGTAGACCACCAAGTTGATCATTCTTAGTGCTACAAGGTTGATAACCATAGTCTTCTTCACTGAAGCTTAATTGTTTACTTCCATTTAATACTAATACTTGGTAGCTTAATATTACTTAGTTTATCTTTAAGCTTAACATGCCAAGGTCTATTCAAATCTTTTATAGTCTTTTCAAGGCATTTTATCTTAGTATTACACTCAACAACTTCTAGAGCTAAAGCATTATTAGTATCACTTAGATTAGTTACTTCTTGATATAGCAAATTAACAGCTTCATCATGAAACTCTACTGATGTTACACCATATTCGTAACTCTTCCATTCATTACTAGATTGATGTTGATCCATTACTTTTCTTGCAGCATGTCTAGCAACACATTCATGAATATAATTCCATATTAATTTCATCATTGTCATCTCCATTTTAGTTAAAAATAAATATCGGGAAGGAGGGCTTTTACACCCTCTCCCTAACATATGCTCATCTACATTTGCTCAGGTAGTTTTCACGCCTGTTAAAACATAGTAAGTCTTCTCCATAGAGCCCCACCTCACACAAGACACACTTAGGCTCCTTTATGTATCTATGCTACAATTGTTAGGTATAAGTTTATTATATATACTTGCACACAGGCACACAATTATGTCTTTAAACACATTCTACATCTGTATTCAAGCAGTTACATACCTAATAATTAAAATTAATTGAAGTAAAGGGGGAAATTAATCCCCCAATACAATATTATCCAGTAATATCCTCCTCTACTACCTTAGTAACCGTCATTCCACTAGACATAAATGTCTTAATAGTTTCAGGATTACTAACTTTATGTTCAACACCATTACCATCAACAAGATAAGTATACTCTACCTTACCTATAACAACAGGTGCTTTACTACTTGAGTCACTTGTATTAACAGACCCAGCAACAGCTAGTACATTACCAATATCTTCAATGGTAGTACAGCTATTAAGTATTCTAACAGTAGCACCAGCTGCAGCAGCACCAACGGGTGTACTCACATCCAAGCTAGTTACATCTTCAGGTAGTCTGATCTTATTAGTCCAGCTTCTACCAGGCATTATTCTTGCGCCCATATTTATTTCTCCTTAATTAATTAAATTAAACTACAAAAAAAACTCAAAAACTTAAATCAAAAATAACGTAAACACGTTAGTGAAAATCCCCTGATAAGGGGATACCCTTATAAATAAAGCCACACGATAAAATGCTATAATTTTGAAACCTTCTTGCTTGATAATATTATTTAGTATATATTAAGATGTCAGTAATCAAATGATTATCACCCAGACAGTACCCTTGAAATAGTTCTGCTGTAGGGGTCAGAAGGTGGGTTACTCTCCATATAGGATAAAGAGGTTTCCCCTCCAACTGACGAAAATTGCTTTATCATATATCTTGAAGTATGGGAGAAATTACTGGCTTCAAGTAAAGGTAAAGTTGAGATGAAAAAATGGAGTTTTGCTACTCAGGGGGATACTACAACCATTATATATGGAGATATTATGAAAGAATATGTATTAAAGATTGGGTTTGATCCTGTTACTGAAAAGATAATCTATATTAAGGAGTATATAGAAGGTGCTAGGGCTGTACTGCAAATTGATGATAAAGATGTAGAGTTAGATGAAGAGATTGCAGATATCATTGAACTTGACACTATAGGATTAGCATAGTCTTCCAAACCTCTGGCGAGGTTTGATTTTAACCATGAGAACATATAGAGTAAATAAGATAGATCATACTGTCTTTGACTCACCTGACGAGGTACCTGAAGATATTCATTATTTGAGGGACTGGAGGGAAGGTCACATAGGTGATTGGGTTAAGGCAGATGACGATTGTGTGATCCAGATATTAAGAAAAGGCGTTATGTTAAAGGCGAAGGGTAAGGTGCGTGAAGTTAATTATATAGGTACTTGCACAGGAACTTTTACTGTTACGCCTAAGACTAAGATGGATACATCTAAGAGAGTTAACATATATTCTTTTGGTGGTAGTCTTTCTTCAGAGGAAGTTATAGAGGCTAGGAAAGATTTAAATAGTAAAGAAAAATTGTTTGTATTAAATTTGCTAAAGGGAATGGACCCTAAAGAAGCATATATGAAGGTATATCCTACTAATAACCCTGGGTATGCTGGTATTAAAGCGGCTCAATTAATTAAAACTGAAAGGGTTGATACATATATGAAAGAAGAACATAAAGAGATTTGTGAAGAACTGGGAATAGATGCTAGAGGCGTCCTTCATGGTATTAAGCTAATAGCACAGACTGCTGAAAAAGATGATACAAAGCTGAAAGCCTTATTTAAGTTATCCGACATTTTAGATTTAGAGGATAAGACTACTACAAATGTGCAGCAGGTATCAGGGGCAGTCTTCCAGGGCTTCAGTAAAGAAGAATTAAAAGGCGTAGAGCGCAAGGAGTTGTCAAATGGCGAAGAATGAAGAATCAAAGGGAATTTTTGATAGAGATAAGATGATGGATATCCTTATGAAGGAGCAACCTATGGGTGAGTTTTCTGCTCCTTATTATTATTCTGTTTTAATGCCTAAAGATTCTCCTCGAGCATCTGAAACAAAATGGGATAGAAGAACCTCTCTTATATTTGATAGATTAAAGCGTGATACAGCGGGTGAGGCAGATGCTTATAGAGCTCAAAAGCGATTAGTAGAATTAGGGTATTTAGATCCTTGGCATGTTGATGGAAGGAGAGGAAGGCAGACGGATTATGCTATTAATAGATGGAAGGAAAATACTA